TTATCAATTTCAGCTTTCCAGAAGTCAAACTCGTCTGAATACAATCTTGTACTTCCTTCTAAATCTATTACTAGTGGGGCTGGAGCAGAAAGTGAAAATCTACTTTTACCACTTCCAGACTCTCCCCATATCATTATTTTCAAATTTACATCATCTAAAGTTGCTTTCTTTGCTAATGCCATTTATTTTTCCTCCAATCTTCTTTTAAACTCTGCATCTAAGTCTTTCTCTTGACTATATAAATTTGTTTTTTGCTTATTTAAAACTGCTTTTGCATAAACTAGTTGTTCATATGTATAGCTTTTTATCATTTCAGAATATTTTTGTTCATCAACCATTACAATTCAGCCTCCCTCTCTAGCTTAATTTCCAGCTTTATCAATATATCTTCCCATTCTTCTTTAATGTCGTTTAGTGTTTCATATTGCTCATTTGTTACGCCGTCAATATCGTTTACCTTGTCGATAATTTCATTTAACTGTAAAATTACGTCTTTTAATTTTTTTGCATCTTTCTTTAAATCTTCCATATACTTACCTCTTTACAATTTTTTCTTTTTGTGTTATTATGTAAATATAAAATTCACATAAACGTTTTATATATTGAACTAGTGTTGTTTGGTAGACGTAGCTAGTTCTCTTTTTTTAGCTCTTAACTGTTGTAAAACTGTTAAATATTTTAGTTTGTATAACATTGTTTTTACTTTCTCTTGTTTATCCATTTACTAAAGCTCCTTTCATTAATCTTCTTTCTGCTTGTACTTCTTGTAGTGTTTTGTTTTTACTGTCTATGTTGTAAATAACTGTACAATACGGTTCAGAACTGTTTGATTTTTGAACTGTTTGACTAGTTTTGTGTGCTTTCTTGTATGTTATTTCTGCAAATTTGTGTAACAAATGGTATCCTGCTAATACTCCTACTAACATTCCTGCTAGTGCTATAAATATTACTTTAAATATTTCGTGCCATTGTGCTATCGGCATATTACTCACCTCCCTTCAAATTTCTATCTATAAATTTGTTCTAATATCTGGTAAAATTTATCCTTATCTATTCTTACCCCAGCTTTTCCTATCTTTATTTGAGATTCTGCCATTGCTGGGTGCTTTAAAATTCTGTAAATTTGTTGTACTGATGTGTTTAGCTCTTCAGCTAGTTCTTTTACTGTACTGAATTTTCTTCTTGTTCTACTGCATAGATTTGTTGCCATAGCTATCATCTCCTTTACTTTTAATTTTTTTATTTCATCTTCTGGCATATTTCTCTCTTTTCAAGTTCAATTTTATTGTACTTTAAAGTTAAAAAAATTTGAACTTGGCATTTTCAATATTTTAGATATTTTATTTATATGTGAAATTTTAGGCTCGACTAATCCGTTTTCAATGTTGAAGTAAGCTGCAGGACTTTTAAATTCCATAAATTTTGACATATCTCGGTATGAAAATCCTTTAGATTCTCTTGCTTTTTTTAACGCATCTGTATTTACATACTTACTATATTTATTTTCCATATTGCACCTCCTTTGTTCAATTTTGTTGTACTGATTATATACAGAATAATTGAACTTGTCAATAGCATTTTTGAAAAAAAGTTTAAAAATATTGTACACCGCACACCACTGTAAGAAAAAAACTTTCCAACTGTTTACTTTTACTGAACATTATGCTATAATGTTTATAAAAAATGAACAAGGAGATATATGTATGAATGATGATGATATGAAATTAATTGGAAAGAGGATTAAGCAACTCCGTTTAGAGCTTAATTTAACGCAAGAAGAATTAGCACAAAAAATAGTATCTGTGAAAGGAAAAAGCAGTATTGCTAATTACGAAAGCGGTTCTAATTTACCAAGTGACGAAGTTAAAATAAAAATGTGCGAAATCTTTAATTGTTCTTTAGATTATCTAATGTGTAAATCTAATATACGCAACCCTGAAAATCAAATAAAAGAAGAATTTGAGTTTGCCTACCACAAAGAAATGGAAGGATTAACAGAAGAAGAAATAACAGATGCAATAAGATTTTATAAACAAATTAAATATGGTAAAAAAGATAATACAGAAAGTAATGACAATAAGAAGGATAATGAAACAAAATAGTATCTGGAGGAAAACATATGGAATTAGAAAAATTATATGATATAGCAGATAAAGAAAATATATCCGTAAATGACTTCAAAATGAAAAATAAGGCAATTATTTGTCGAGTTAATAAAGAATATCATATTGGAATGAATTATTCTAAAATAAACGATTCTAAAGAAGAAAAAGATCTATTGGCAGAAGAATTAGGACATTATTATTGTAATAGTTTCTATAATGTTAATTCTGATTTTTCTACTATTAGCAAAAAAGAGTATAGAGCTAATAAATGGAAAAGTACTGTTTTAGTTTCAGTAAATGATTTTAAAGAAGCTTTTAAAAGAGGCTTAAATAATGTATACGAAATTGCTGATTATTTAGACTTGTCCGAAGATACAGTTGCATTTGCTTATAACTATTACAAGGAAAATTCTTATATTTAGGAGGTGCTTGTTATGGCTTTTACTTACACAACAAGAAAAGATGGCAGACTAATGAAAAGAGTTAGTGTAAACGGTAAACTAAAGACACTTTATTCAGATAATCCAAAAGATTTAGAAAGACAATATACAGAATATAAATATTTATCCAACAAAGGAATCATTGCAGACGATGAAAATATGACTGTTTCAGACTGGGCTGACAAATGGTTAACAACATATAAATCTGATAAGGAAAAAGCAACTATAAAAATGTATGAAAATGCTATTAGATTACACATAAAGCCTAATATTGGAAATATAGCACTAAAAAATTTGAAACAATCGGATATAGTAAATATGTTAAATGTATTAACAAAAAAAGGAATAACAAGAAAAAAAGATGTTGCTCTACTTACTATTAAGCAAATACTAGATAAAGCTGTAGAGAATGATTATATCTACAAAAATGTAGCATCTGGTATAAAAATAAAAAAACATAAAGCACCAGAAAAAGAACCTTTGCAGGAACATACTATAGATATTGTAAAAAAGCTCTCTAAAACCAATCCTAATGCATTTATGGTATTATTTATGATCTACACTGGATTAAGACGTGAAGAAATTGTTCCGCTTCAATATAAAAATATTAATTTAGAAGAAAAATACATTGAAATTAGTAATGCGGTTTATTTTGAACACAATCAACCCGTTTTGAAGGGTACAAAAAATTCAGACACTAGAAAAGTCCCAATATTTAATATAATTTTTGACACACTAAAAAATATGTTTGACACACATAATAAAAATGATTATATCTTTACTAACCAAAAACAAGGTATGATGTCCGAAACTTGTATAAGGAGAAAATTTGAAAGTGTTATAAAATTAATTAATGATGAGATATTGAAGGAAGAAAAAGAAAAACAAGAAAATGATAAACAGACAAATAAAGAGGAAATTAAACAAGAATTAATAACTTTTACCCCACATCAACTGCGACATACTTATGTATGTATACTGCATAAAGCTGGTATAGATATAAAACAAGCACAAATTTGGACTGGTCATAGAGATGTAAGAGTTTTATTAAATATATATACACATTTAGATTCACAGGATAATCAAAAATCTATTGATAAAGTGAATCAATTTTTAGCCTAAACTTGACACACTTTTTGACACACTAAACATGTGAAAAGTGTTAAAAATGTTAATTAAATTAATAAGTTTTTTAAGGAATAAAAACCGCCAAATCTATTGAAATGGCGGTTTTCTTATGGTGGCTTGAAGTGGAATCGAACCACTGACACGAGGATTTTCAGTCATTTCTTTTCATCTTTTATACGTGTTATTTTTATTGACGTTTATGTTCTTTTTTTATTTTTTGACACACCTTTTTGACACACTTCGTAAAAATTCGTTATATACTTTTTAGTATCATATATATTATTATCTTCACAAATTTTTAACAATAATCTAATAAATCGTTTTCTTTTACAAAATCTTTCACTTAACTCTCTTATTATTTCTTCCATAACCTCTCCTCCATTTCTGATTCAATTAAAAATCAGAACATGTTCGCTATGACGAACATTGCACGAAAAGGCTTTTTTTAGTCACGAAAAGTATTAATATACAATTTTGTACAATTTTTCTAACGGTTCATTTAATGCTTTAGCTATTCTGACCATAACAAAAAAAGACGGTTCCTTTAATCCGTTTTCTATCTCGCTTAGATGCCCGAACTGATACATCTGCTTT